GAGCATGATGCAGAACGCCGACGGCCTGATCCATAATCCATTTATCCCTGAGTACACACTCGCTGATAAGTACGAAAGCACAGATCTTCTGAAGATCGCCGAGAGCCTCGCTCAGGAAGAGGAGAAGATTCTCGACTTTTACTCCCTGAGAACGGGAACCGATAAGGCAAAACTCGCTACCTACATGAAGGATGAAACCAAACTCTCGGCTCAGGATATGCTCGCTCTCGGCTTTGCCACAAAGATTCTCGAACCTGTGAAGGCATACGCTTTTTATAAATTAAAAAACTTTACTATAATGAAAGAAACCGAAGAAAAAGCCTTTTTCGAGAGGCTCGGAACCTTGCTCGATAGCAAGATCGCAAAGGCGTTTTCTCGCCTTCCTGAGGGGAAAAATATCACGTTAACTGATACCTCCGGCAACACACTCACCGTCGATAAACCGGAGGGGGATCCTGCCGTCGGCGATCCGGCCTCACCTGACGGAACCTTCGTTATTGAAAACGGAGATACGATCGTCGTTACTAACGGAGTGATAGAGTCCATTACTCCTCAGGAAACTGAGCCCGTTGACGACGAATTGAGCAAGGCTCAGGCCGAGATACAAAGGCTCAAAGATGAACTCGCTACTGCTACTGCAAAGGTCGCAGAGAGTGAAACTGCCTCAGTGGCTTTCGCTAAAAAAGAGAAAGAGGCCTCCGATCTGATCACCGAACTTCGGAATCTCAAAAATACATGGAAACCCGAAGGCCGTGCCTCAGGTGACGGGGGCCAAAACAAGGTCGATGGGATTGACCTCGACCGGGTAAAAGAAATTATTAAAAACTCAAAATCTTAAAAAATGGCAGCAACAGTAAATCTTGGAGCGTTGACGTTCACCGCAGACCAACTGCGTAGTATGAACGAATTGGTCGTAAAGGCCGTTCTCGAATCCCCCGAATTATCTCTCTTCCACGATTTGGCAACAGGGATAAAGAATGATCGTGAAATCGGTATCGCCCCCGGAACTTTGGGGCTGATGGGTAAAGCTGCTCAGGGTTGTACCCCGACGGCAGATACTCTTCTGAATACCGTTGCCCTGAAAACATGGTCGCCGAAAAGGATTGAAGTGATCCTCGACCAATGTGCGACCGATATCGCAGCCTCAATGGCAAAATTATCCCGGAAATTAGGCGTTCAGGTGAATGATCTGACCGGAACCGAGTATTTCGCATGGATCCTCGCAATGCTCCAAACTGATATCCCGAAGATGATCCTTCGCCACGCATGGATGGGGAACACTTCAGCGAATAACGTGGATGAGAGCCCTGCCGGAGTTCTCACCTCGGGAGTGGATCCTGATTATTTCAATATTCTGAACGGATTTTTCTATCAGTTGGCCGTAATCTACGGAACGACCCCGGCTCAGAAGATCGCCGTCGATGGAAACTCTCAGGCAACAAGGGCCCTTCAGTTCTCAGTTTTGACCCCGACCTTGGCACAGACCGCCCTGAACGCAGTCGTAGACGCTGCCCCTGCCGTTCTCGCAGGCCAAGCCGACAGGCTGATCCTCGTCACCCGTTCGGTTGCTCAGAAAGCATATCGCAGACTTCAGGAATTGGGTATGCCCTACAAGATCGAACTTCAGACTAACGGGTTCGAGGTTTCTCAGTGGGATGGGATCCCGATGTACGTCGTTCCTCTTTGGGATGAGTGGATCGCTGCTTATGAGAATAACGGCACTAAACTGAATAACCCTCACCGGATCGTTATGACGACCAAGAGTAATCTCGTGATCGGTATGGAAGGAACCACCTTGTTCGATAACGTGAACTCATTCTACGATCAGAAATCGAGAACAAACCGGATTGAGGTATCAGATGCCTTCGACGTAAAAATTCTGAACGACGACCTCGTACAGGTTGGTATCTAAACAACTGAAATTCAGTAAAATATGACAGCTTGTAGCAAAATAGCAGCCGATATCCTTTACACCTGTGCCCAAATGGTCGCAGGGGTGAAAGATTTAGCGTATTTTATCAATATCGACGACATCGATAAGGATAGCAGTACGTTCGATCAGGACAATCCGTGCCTGATTACTTCTCTCGTTCTGAAATCGGCCTCGCCCGATCTTCAGGCCTTTCAGGTCGAAGGCCATAATTACTCGAACGAGCATGATACCGCCCTCGTGAAAAAGACTTTCTATAATTCATGGGAGCATAACTTCCGTTTCAGGATCTTCGATAATACTCCCGAGGTGAAACTTTGGATTAAAAACGCAGCCGAGGCCCGTTTCGTAGTTATTCAGGAGAATAATTATTCGAGCGATGCTTCCCCGGCAGGGCGTACCGTATATGAGGTTCTCGGATGGGATTTTGGCCTCGAGATAAAAGAGGCCGTGAGGGTGGCTGCCGACGAGGAACTCGCCGGAGGTTGGAACCTTCTCGCCGGATGTTCTGAAACGCTGAAAGAGTCGAAACCTCCTCTCGCCATGTTCGTCGGTGGATCTATCACCGCCACGAGGGCTGCGATCGCTTCTTTACTGTAAAAAATTAGGGAGGGTTTCGGCCCTCCCTTTTTCCTTATGGATAGAGTCGCCGAGATCAGGGCCTTCGCCCGAGAATACGTGAATGGCTCAGGACAAACACCGGAAAGAAAAAAGTTAATACAGGCCGTTTATTTTCAACTATTCCATGAGAGGCTCCGGGCCACTTGTGGCACTTGCTTTATTGAGGGAATCTTCAAAATAATAAAAATGGAAGAAAAGAAACCGTGCAAATACAGGCTCCGCAAGGGGCAAATTATTCAGCCCTTTGGAGGTGGAATCATTATAAACTCAAATATCACGGATGAGATAGTCGAACAGGCCCTTCAGGACGGAACGGCGAATCGTTCAATGTTCGATATCTTCCCTGAGGAACCCGTAATTATGGCTCTCACCCCTGAGGATCTTCCGAAGGAGGAGATCCCTGATTTGGATCAGATCCGGGAAAAAGTCGCAGAAAAAACTCCCCCTAAAAAATCGCATAAAAAAATCGCTCGATGAGAGTTTCCGCAACCGTTACGGCCCCGAGGGTAGAGCAGAACTCATATAGCCTAATAAAAAAAATTAAGCTATACGGGCAGAAAAACGACTATCCTCAGAAGATCCTCGATATCATAAATGCCTCCGGCACGGGGAAGGTGAGCGTTAATCTTTACACGAAATTTATCCGAGGTAACGGGTTTTTGGATCCGGCTCTGAATACTCTTCAGGTGAACGACCGAAAGGAGAGATTATTTACTATCCTCGCCAAGTGTGCGAAAGATCTCAGGGCCTTCGACGGGTTCGCTATTCTCGTGAAGTATAACGGCCTCGGGGAGCCTATCGAATACTACAATATTCCGTTCGAGCATTGTCGGATAGAAATTAACGATAAAAAGTTCTATACGGGCCGTGTAGCGATTCACCCTGATTGGACCTCTATCCGGGGGATCCCGTTCAACGATAAGGATATTTGTTACCTGACGAGATTCAATCCCCTCACCGTGCAAGGAGAGATCCTCGCAGCCGGGGGGCCTGAAGAGTACCGGGGGCAAGTTTATTACTATACCTCGGACGGCGATTTTGAATATCCGATCTGCCCGTTTGACGCTATCGTCACGGATATGCTTACTGAGGAAAGCGTTTCAACGGTGAAACATCGTAACGCAAAGCATAACTTTTTACCCTCAGGGATCCTCGTCCGTAAGGGGATTAAGCCAAAAACTAATGAGGACGGAACTATCGACGAGGATGATCCGGCCTATCAGGAGCAGATCTCTTCGGCTCAGGAGATAAAACGAATGCAGGGGGATGAGAACGCAGCGAAGATTTGGGTCGTGGACGTAGATGCTGATGAGGAAAAGCCCGAGTTTATTGATTTCACCGCTAAAAACTACGATCGCCAATATGAGGTAACCGAGAGAACGGTTCAGGAGAATATCGCACGTATGTCGATGATCCCTCCGATACTCAGGGGCGTTGACGTAGGGGCCGGGTTCGGGGCTGATCTGATGAAAAATGCCTACGATTTTATGAACTCTATCACGGGCGATGAGCGGAAGAGGCTCGAACTATCCTTTATGGATATCTTGGCGAATTACTCCACGACGTTCCCTGATTATACGATTGATCCGATTATCTATGTGAGCAATAATGAGGCCGTCGCTCCCGAACTTCTCCCTGATTTGACTCAGGACGAGAGGAGATCTTTGGCAGGCTATCAGGATCCGGCCCCCGTTAATCAGGTCGTCCTCGCACAAACCCTCGGAGTCGGAGGTACGCAAGCCCTGATCAGCGTCGTGAATGATCCGGTAATGCTTCCCGGCCAAAAAATTCAATTACTTGTTCAGTTATTTAACTTCACGGAGGAAGATGCACGAAAACTCATCATTCCGACTCCTCCTCCGCAGACGATACCTCAGCCATGAACGCCTTTGTAACTAAATCAGATCTCGACTCTTTCAAATATGTCGCAGATAGCGTAAAAAACGCTGCCTCGTGGGTTCAGTTCGTGAGCGAGGCTCAGTTACTCGACGTTAAACATTGGCTCGGGGATGCCCTTTTAAACGAGATTGACGAGCAATTGTCGTCCTCTCCTGAGAGCCTCTCCGCAGCGAATGAACTTCTCCTCTCCGGGGGAAAGTACACATATCAGGGGAAAACATATTTATTTCAGGGATTGAAGGCTGCGATTATTTATTATGCCTTCTCCCGATTTACGAGCAGAACGCCGTATAATTATACTCAGCAAGGGATCACCGTAAAGGAGTCGGATTTTTCAGCCCCGGCCTCCGATAAAGCCCTTCAGAGATTAACGACCGAGGCCCTCCTCACCGCTACCTCGATAAAGGAGGAAACTCAGCTATTTTTGAGAAGGAACTCAGCCTCTTATCCACTTTTTAAATGCAGTTTAAGTAACGGGAGGCCCCGTACATTCTACGTTATAGGAGATTAAGGCGATGAAAGCGATCCCGTTCGGTAAGATCTTCGGGTATTTCTCGGGAGGGATTGCCGTTATTGGCTTTCTTTTCGGAGTGTTCCGATTCATAGAATCAGCCAATCGTAATACTGATGCGGTAAGGCAGCAAACTGAAAGGATTGAAACCCTTACACGTGCCGTCGTCAGGCAAGATACTTCATTACAGAACTTTCGTGAGGAGTTTCTCGTATTAAAGGAGGATATCTCAGGGATCCGGGGATCGCTCCAAAATACTCAGAAATCATACACCCGATATCTCCTGAGAGATAACACCCTAACGAAGGAGGAATTTTACGAGTACATGGAGGGCTTGGAAGTAAAAAAAAAGCAGTAATGAAAGCGAATCCGTTATCTTTGGACTCGTTGCATTTTGATATCAGGGGGATCCGAAAAAGAGATCTTCCCGAGAATAAAATTCCCCCTTTAAAATAGAAATTTATGACGCCAAATACTATCGCTCCCGAACCTGAAAAGATGAGTCTAAATCTTCACGATCAGGTTTGGATCAAAAGGCTATTCGACCGACAGGACGAGTCCATAACAAAGCAGCACGAGGAGGCAATCCTCCTGATCACCGACTCAGTATTCACGAAGGTCGCCGAAGTTATGAGGGAGCAGAACGAGCGAATGTTCGAGATCCTCAATTTGCAGAATCAGGCGATCGCAGCCATAGCCTCTGATATCACGGATATAAAACGGCAGACCTCAATTATCGAGAAGGATATCGTCCGAATAGAGGGGGAGATTAACTGTTTGGAAACCGATGTAAAAAATGAGGACGACCGTATCGGGAAACTCGAGAGAACGCTCAGGCCCCGAAATATTTATTTCAGGATAATGGTCGCAGTTATCCTCGCCGTAACTATCTCGATGATATTATTCGAGTGGTTCCATAATCACGTATACCCTGTGCATTGATAGTATTTGATTTAAAAAGGAGGTTTCTCGCCAAGACGTACACCGTCGGGAGATTTGAACTCGGTGAGAGGCGAATTTGTGATACTTTGGAGGATCCTGTGAGGGATTACAATAAAGACGGGGATTTGGACGAGCCGGGGGAGGAGAAGATCTACGGGCAAACGGCTATTCCGTACGGGACTTATCGTGTTACGATAGTCGATAGCCCTAAGTTCGGGAGGCGAGTGCCTCTGCTTCACGGCGTAAAGGGTTTCTCAGCGATAGAGATCCATGCCGGGAACACGCCGGAAGATACTCACGGCTGCATTTTACCCGGTGAAAATACTGAAAAGGGGAAGGTTACTCACTCCCGGTATTGGGAGGAAAAAATAACGGAAATGATTGAAAAGTATATTTCCGAGGGTGAGCAAGTATTCATTAAAATTGATTAAAGTTATGAGCAACAAGTTAAAAGTTTTCGTCATGGCCCTCGCAGGGTTCCTATTCACCACGATCGCAACGCTTCAGAGGTTCGATCTCATTTATGTCGGAGTGGTAACTCTCGTATTTGCAGGAGGTTACGCTACAAAAAACTTCTTTTATCCTTCGATTTCTGCGGAGGGTGAGTTCTCATGGAGAGATCTCGTTTCAGGGCTGATCGTAGCCGTAACGATGGGGCTCTCTCAATTAGCTGCCATGTTGGCTACTGACACGGCTTTCACGTGGCAAATCCTTTGGAGTATGATGTTGGCAGCCCTTACGACTTATTTCACGAAAACGCTTCCTCAGGGATTTAAGGAAAATGCGAAATGAGGCCCTTTTTCTCAAAAATAAGCGACCCAAATAAAAGGCGATATATTCCTTCCTCTCAGAGATCGTTCGTTATTTTGCATTGGGGCATCATCGTTGTAGCGATATTGTTTTCCTCATGCGTTACCGAGCAAAAATGCGTGGAAAAGTTTCCTCCGGTGATGAAATATGATACGATTTCGGAGATAATTTACCGAGATACAACTATCTTCGTTCACCTCCCGGGAGAAAATCGCACGGATAGCGTTAGGATTTCACTCCCTTGCCCCGAAGGCAGGGCGTTTCGCTCTGATACCGTACGGGCTTTCACGAGATTCTCGTCCTCATCGGCTTGGATCTCAGGAGAAAGGCTGAAAATTGCGTTAATTGCAAACGATACCCTTCTGAGCGTCGTTATTGATTCTGCGGTAACGGAGACCCTGAAAAAAATAACCGTTCAGGAGGGGCGTATCGTTCATGTGAAGGTGATCCCTCCTCTTTATCGTGCGAGCCTTTGGATAAATATTTTCCTTTTTGTGTTACTTTTGGGCGTTTTTTACGTATCACTCCGTAGAAAGTAGAGGCGAAGGGATTTGGTCTTTTTTCTGTTAGGGTTAGTTTATTATTAGGTTATGGATTGAGGGGCAGAGTGGTAT